GAAGATGTACAAAGCGTGCATCAACCATAATAAAGTTAAAGAAAAGAAATTGTGGTTGAAGGCCTTGAAGAAATCAATACAACATAAACACACCGAAGTAATTGCATGAAGAAGATTTTAATCGTCACAGATAACCTACCAGACCAAATAAATGGCGTTGTTACTACCTACAAAAATATTGAGACTTGTGCGGTTCTGGATGGTTATCACTTTGTTTACATTACTCCCAGGAACTTCCGCCACTTTGATTGTCCTGGCTACAACGAAGTCAAGATTGCCTGTACCTGGAAAATGGGCGAGAAGATTGAGGCGGTCGGTGCGGATTATATCCATATCGCCACAGAGGGTCCTGTTGGTCTGTCTGCTAGAAAATATCTTTCAAAACATAATATTCGCTACAATACTGCTTATCATACTAAGTTCCCTGAAGGACTTAGAGCCTTATTTGGCATACCTGAGGCAATTACTTGGCCTCTAGTGCGTTGGTTCCATAAACATAGTGGAAAGGTATTGACCACTACAGAGACAATGAAACAAGATTTACTCAATCATGGATTCAAAGACAATATCATATCATGGACAAGGGGTGTTGATAGAGAGATATTTAATTCATCTCATAGGCATAATAACATCAATGGGAAATATTTACTTTGCGTATCCCGTGTTAGTAAAGAAAAGAATTTAGAAGATTTTTTTAAATTGGATTATCACGGATATTATAAAGTTATGGTCGGTGACGGACCAATGCTTGAAACATACAAGAAACAATATCCCGATGTAATATTTACAGGATTTAAAACTGGCAAACCATTAGCACAATACTATGCCAATGCTGAAGTGTTTGTGTTCCCTAGCAAGTGGGAGACATTTGGTATTGTGATGATTGAAGCCATGGCATGTGGCACACCAGTAGCTGCATATCCTTGTGATGGACCTAAAGATGTTATTGAACAGGGTGTCACAGGATTTATGAATGAAAGTTTAAGTGATGCGATTGATGGTTGCTTACAGTTGAATAGAGATAACATACATAGAGGTAGTACGAAGTGGTCGTGGGATAACGCATGGCAAACATTCAGAGATAACTTAATCAAATGATAACAATAACAGAATCCGCAAAAACAAAAATTCTAGACCTTTTTGCTGAAGAAGGTAACCCTGACCTAGCACTAAGAACATTCGTTCAAGGTGGTGGATGTAGTGGAATGAGTTATGGTTTTACNTTTGATGAAGTAATGAATGAAGATGATTTTGAAATACCTCTTGAAAAAACTAAAATATTAATTGATGCCATGAGCATGCAATATCTACAAGGCGCAAGCATAGATTACAAAGAAGATATTCAAGGTTCACAATTTGTTATTAGCAATCCAAACGCCCAATCAACTTGTGGTTGTGGTTCTTCTTTCTCGGTATAAACAATGGCCTATTCACAAAAAGTAATTGACCATTATGAAAATCCCCGGAATGTCGGCTCTTTTGACAAGAGTGATACTGATATTGGCACTGGTATGGTTGGCGCACCTGCCTGCGGTGATGTGATGAAACTACAAATTAAGGTAGAAGACGGAATTATCACAGATGCACGTTTTAAAACGTATGGATGTGGCTCAGCGATTGCAAGTAGTTCATTGGTTACAGAGTGGGTCAAAGGCAAAACATTGGATGAAGCATCTACTATTACGAACTCAACCATTGCAGAAGAATTGGCTCTTCCGCCAGTTAAAATACATTGCTCAATACTCGCAGAAGATGCTATAAAAGCAGCGATAAAAGATTATAAACAAAAACGTGAGGAGATAAAATTATGTTAGGTGCAAATTATATGAATAACGGTATCTTAAATTACCGTTCAGCAGAAGAAGTTAATAGTGCAATGGGTCGTGTTTATGGACATATGAGTCTTGCAGTTATTGTGTCGATGGTTGTTAGTTATTTTGTCGGAACCAGCCCAGAATTGTTACAATTCTTTTTTACTGGCATTACTAAGTGGATTGTAATTTTTGCACCATTAGCCGCAATCTTTGGAGTTGGTTATGTGTTAGGTAATAATCCTAGTAAAGGTGTAGCACAACTTTGTTTGCATGGTTTTGCGGCATTGATGGGATTAAGTTTTGCAATGATCTTTGCAGTATTTGCAATGGGGTCGATTGTATCGTCTTTTATGGGTGCGGCTATATTGTTTGGTGTTATGAGTGGCTATGGATATTTCACTAAACAAAGTTTAGATAGCATGGGCAAATTTATGATTGTTGGCCTCATTGCTATTATAATTGCTAGTATAGTTAATATCTTTATTGGCAGCACCGTGATGCAGATGGTCATCAGCGCATTAGCAATTATTATTTTCTTAGGATTAACTGCATATGACACACAAAAGATTCGTGAAGAACTTAGTGTAGAATCCAGTGATGCCGCAGAAGTAAGTGGTGCATTAACTTTGTATATGGACTTTATCAACCTGTTTATACACCTATTACAATTATTTGGCGATAGAAAATGAACAAGATTGGGTGGCTATGTTTTGGTGTTATACTGACAGGTACCGTCATTGCACAGACAGTAACCGTAGAAAAAACAGTACAATGCGGTAGCACAGCCATGCTGATACAGGAACTACAAGGCAATTCCTATAAAGAAAAACCTATATGGTGGGGGATTGAGCCTAGTTCTTCTGTGTCAAGATACAGTTTATTTGTAAACGATGAAACTAGAACATGGACATTGATTCAGTTTAATGAAACCACGGCATGTGTAATAGGCACAGGCGTGGCCAGCACTCTGATATTCAACGGACCCAAGATATGATCTCACTAACTGAAAAGGCATACGAGAAAGTCAAATATCTACTTCTGAAACGTGGTAATGGAGTTGGGATACGGTTAGGTGTGAAGACAACCGGCTGTAGTGGTCTAGCATATACAATGGAATATGTTGACAAGTATGAAGATGAAGTTGGTGTAATAAATTATGCACAAAAAGACTTTGTGGTTCTTGTAGATAAAAAAAATGATGTATATATAAAAGGTCTGACTATGGATTGGATTCGTAATGGACTCAATGAAGGCTTTGATTTCAAAAACCCAAATGAACGTGACCGTTGCGGTTGCGGAGAAAGTTTCAGAGTATAAGGATTAACATGAAAAAATTAACAAAATATTTTATTATTGGTTTATTAATGAGCACTTTTGCTTCTCTAGCAACGGCACAAGGTAAACAAAAGGAGGGTGTCACATATGATGCGGTTATTACCCGTGTCATTGATGGTGATACCGTAGCCTTTCAGGCCAATTTCCTGCCTGACCCTCTTAAAAAGGAGTTGTCAATCAGAGTTTTCGGAGTTGATACGCCAGAAAAAGGACATAGAGCACAATGCGAATCGGAAAATGTTAGAGGACAAGCCGCAAGTGCTTTCACCAAAACTCAGATTAATGCTGCATCTAAAAGACAAGTCATCCTCATGGACTGGGACAAATACGGTGGTCGTGTATTGGGAGATGTTCTTTTAGATGGTAAATCACTACGTCAAATGTTAATTCAAAACGGTTACGCCAGGGAATATTACGGCGAGGCCAAACAGTCATGGTGTAACTAATGGCAACTTTAAATCATGTGTGTGATAACTGTGAATCAGAGTTTACACTAAAATATAATGAAGAACTTTGTGACGATGACCCCATATATTGTCCCTTCTGCAGCGAATATATACTCCTAGATAGTGAGAATATTCCTGAAGAAGATAATTAATGTGGCTATATAATAACATAGAATTTACAGAAGAAGATGTTGGTGATTATTTTGGATTCGTATATCTTATTGAAAACAACATCAATGGTCGCAAGTATGTGGGGAAAAAATTCTTCACACGAGCCGGCACAAAACAAATCAAAGGTAAAAAGAAAAAGGTTCGACTGTCCTCTGGATGGTCGAACTATTGGTCTTCATCTAAAGAATTACAAGAAGATGTAAAGAAATTAGGTGAAGAAAACTTTACTCGCAGAATACTATATCTGTGCAAGAGTAGGTCAGAATGTTCATATAGAGAAACAAAGGAGATTTTCATAAGAGATGCTTTACTTACAACAGATTATTATAATTCCTGGTGTTCATGTAAAATACACAAGGCACATGTGCTGAATAAACTATGAGACAACACAAAGAAAACTCCAACCTACCTATCAAAAGGAAGACAATGGCTCGCAAACAAATCGCAAATAACTCCACTGAACTCACCAAAGTTACTCCTATTAAAACAACAAACTCATTACGAATAAGAATAGATGATCTTAAAACATTTGATCCATTAACAAACAATCAAAAATTATTCTTTGATGCATACAAGAGAGGTGATTATTTTATTGCATTACATGGTGTTGCAGGTACAGGTAAAACATTCTGTGCATTGTATAAAGCAATTGAAGAAGTGTTGGACAAATCAAACTCATTTGAAAAAATCATTGTAGTTAGGTCAGCGGTGCAAAGCCGTGAGATAGGTCATTTGCCGGGTGATGTAAATGAAAAGATGGAAATCTATCAACAACCATATCGCCAAATCTGTGAAACACTATTTGGTCGCCGTGATGCATGGGATAGACTAGAAGAACAACATCACATAGAATTTATTAGTACATCATTTATCCGTGGAATGTCATTTGATAATGCTATTATCATTGTGGACGAAATGCAAAACATGACATTTTCTGAAATAGACACCGTTATGACACGGGTTGGTCATATGTCTAAAATTATTTGGTGTGGTGACTACAGACAAACTGATTTAGATAAGAAAAAGAATGATGTATCGGGAATTCTTAAATTTTTTGATGTGGCCATGCATATGAATGCCTTTACTCGCATTGAATTTACGGTAGATGATATTGTTAGATCGTCCTTAGTGCGGGATTATATTATTGCCAAGATGCAATATGAAGACCATCAAAATTAGACCCGGCATTCTAGTGAATTTGTATTGCAACGCACAATAAAATACTATATAATAGTATAGGTGCTCAATTTTGAGGCCTATACTTTTTAATCGTCTTAGGAGATAAACATGTTCGCAGTAGATACATTCATCGACACCGTTCAAGGTGCAAAAAAATACTTTGTCAATACATTCATTACTGACAAAGAAATGCAAAAACCACTTAATGCTTTTGTTGACACACAAACAGCATTTGTTAAGCAAGTCTTTCAAACCAACTTGGCCTTATCAGAACAAGTAACGGCCACATTTGAAAAATTTGCAAAACCTTCAAAGTCTTAATATGCTTAAATTTCTTAATAGTATATTAGAAGCTATAGCCGCTATTAAACGTCATAGAACTGATTCTGGCATCAAAGGTCGTTAATCCTTTTGGTTCTCTCTTTACATACATAATAGTATGCAGAGAGAACCAATTTCAGTTTCCATAAGAAAAATACTACACCGAGACATAACTAAAAGTATATGTTCTTGGCAACCTGTTGTCCGCAATGGATGGGTAATCAAGTTTTCTGTTTATAAAACCAATATTCTGTTGAGTTTTACCTCTATAAATACCATGCAGACCATCATTCGTTATTATAATGATGAGGATGTGGCCTGTGAATTCATCAATTTTGTGTGCCACCACGACCCTGCACAGAAATTGATGTTATAAATAGACCATAATCACAATTT